AATTTTAGCACCTTTAACAATCGTTACAGGGGAAGCGTGATAATCAATGATTTCAGAAATATCAGAAGCCTTCCGATTGATTTCAATATTGATTGGAATTAAATCTTCAATATCACTCTGACCTACATTACTAGCAGATAAACTCACATTACGAATACAAACAAAAGGAATAATATTATACTTGTTTGGATATACTGTTTCTACCCCATCATCAATTACTCTGACAATATCTTTAGTCCAAATTTGTTTGTATACTGCTTGCTTTGTACTTGTACTACCTGTCACAGGGTTCATAATTTGTTTGTTATACAAATATGTAACCATAACGCTTTTTAGTATATCTCTTCTATGGTCTTCATAGGTAGGATATACACACCCTGTAGGTTGAAGCAGTAATTGAATTTTTCCTGTATCGTTTTCTTCGTAAGGGTCTTCGATTTCATCAGCATTTAAAAAATCTACTAATATCCATGCTTCGCCTGTTACACTTTTCATCTGACCTAAATCTAACAAAAATTCACCACCGCCATTATTTTCATATACTTTGCGGAGATATTCAGTCATATCTAGTTTTTCATTTTTATCTACAATTTCGCCTTTGAGTTTTTCATGAGATAAAATTCTAACCCCATTACCTAACTCAAAAGATACAAAGCGGTTAATAAATGCTCGAACATAGTTCAAAGTCATTTGTACCCCGTCTGTTTCAGGAAGTTCTTCCCAATGGAAGCCTTCATAGAAATTCCATGCTCTACGAATACGCTCCCGTCTTATAGCCTGTTCGGGTGATAAAGCTAACATATCAGTAGCAGTTTTTGTGTTTATAGAATCGTTAAAAGTTAATCTTCTTTCATAACCTAACATTAATGTCTTCTCCTTTTAGCAGTTGCACGATTAAACTTCATTTGTGGAGTTTCGTTTCGTCTATTAGGACTACCAAATAGACTTCTACTATCTCTACATTCAATTTCACTAACTTCCCCTTTTTGCATACAACCCCATACTGCAAGCGCCCAACTATCAGGATAATCATCGTGCGCACCTCTAGTTTCAGGGTGTGATACAAGTAAGTTAGTTCCCCGCCAATTTTTTTGTAGGTCGGCTAATTGTTGTACACATTTTTCATATTCAACAGTACCTTTAGCCTTTTCACTCGCGGGAAGTTTTGCTCTGCCACTCGATAATTCTTTATCAAAAGTTTTATAGAGGTCGGACTTAGCACCTACAGTAAACACATAAGGAATAACTTCAGCGGACACATTAGCATTTAACCTGTCAGCAAAAGACTTTTCTCTTGTAGCGTCTACCACAATTCTTGCTACTTTAAAATTCCTCAAAAATTCGGTAATGATGTAGTACTGCTCTTCATGGTCGGGTACTTCTTTAATCTCTAAAAAATATTTAACGTAAGTATTGAACGCGTCAAATGTATATTCATGACCTTCATCTTCGTCATATCTTGTTTCAGAGATTACAGGCATATCCCAATCTACTTCAACTACAGTAACAACAGTACTATCTCCGCCACTACCCCCGCCAATATCTATCCCAACTACATGAGTTGCTTCTCTATCGAAGTCGATAAAGTCCATTAAAGGTTCTAAGTTATTCTTCTCGAATTTATCAATGTCTATGAACATACCACGTTCCATTATCCATTCAAGTTTATAACTCATTCTGAATGAATCAGAATTTTCACCTAAATTGCGCTTTTCTTTTTCGATATATTTTGCGTAGTTAGGGTTGTATTTACTAGCTATAGTATAATCAAATTCAAAATGATTTTTGATATGACTACTTCTATTCTTAGCTAATTCCTTATTACGTTGGATAGCGTCATAGAAATAACCTTTAAATACTGTAGCAGTACCAATACAAACTTTCGTTGCATTATAGGCGGCACCCATAGGTGATATAGATTTAGTTAGTACAAAGTTAGATATATCCTGACATTCCTCGCATATGATGAAATTAAAGGATTCCCCTTCAATATTACTTCTTTCTGAAGCGGAGAAGCAAGTACATCTACTACCATTACTTAAACTTGTAGTCTGTCCATTACTTGTACTAAATTGAAGGTTAAATTCTTCACTTTCTAAAATAGATACAGCGCGTTTTGAAGTTAAGAACCCCTTCATACGCATATAGTTTGTCTGTGCTTGTTGTAAAGCAGGGGCAAAGATACCTATTTTAATACCCTCTCTAAATGGTTGTAATCTTGGGTCATTAGCGAACATAGGCATATTAGCTAAAGTAGGTAAAATAACTTGAAGACCACAAGTCACGCAAGCTACTGTTTCTGTATTATGTGTGACTGTAAAATCACCTAACACAAATAGTCTGTCTTTACTATCTATAGTAAACCCAAAATATTCTCCCCGCCCTTTTTCTTTCAATTTAATATGATATATTAAATCTCCCCTTCTACAATTTCCACTTGGGTTTTGTTTTGTCTTAGTAGGAATACAAGAAAAATCGCCTGAAGCATGAATTCGATAGTTTATTTTATACCCGTCTTTTGCGTGTACATTCTTTATTTTAATAGGTCTTAAAAATGCTCTGAAACCCAAAGACTTTAATAAGAATAAATAGTCTTCTGCTATGATAGGGTTCACGTTACATATTGCTACCGAATTTCTTCTTCTCTTGTCATTTAAGTTAAAATGCCCGCAAGCGTCTAATATTCCCGCCAATAAATCTTGGCGCGCTATTTCATCATTTATTAGATATTGCTTATCTAATCGCAAGTCCATAGGGTCATATAAGCCTTCAGTAGAAGCAATTCGATACCCATATTTATAAGGGTCTTCGTCTGTTTCTTGATACTTGAATTCAATTCTTGCCCTATAACCGCATAATTGTTTCTTTCTACTTTCAGAAAGTTTTAAATACTTAGACACTTCCATGTTTAAATACTGCCCTGTTTTAGTATCATACAAGGCTAGTATATGTGACTTATTAACAGTATAAGTACTTTCATACTTCCCCTGATATGGTTGTACTTCATACATTTCTTCAAAGCCATGACCTAAGTTTGTTACGGTAGCGTATGAACTATCAGGAGTCATAACTTTATCCCCGATTTTTATGTCTTCAACATTCTTTAAAGACCCGTCATACATTAAAACTTTAGTGCCTTTAGCTAAACACTTACCTGATTGACGGCTAAATAAAGCGGTTATTTCTTCCCCGTCATTTTCAATAACAGACCTAATAATTCTTCGCGCGAACTGTTCTTGATAAGGATATAATTCTCTCCCGCTAAAGAATAGGCAGAATTGGTATACCTTATCTACTAATACGGCAGTACTTAAACGCTTCTTTACATCAGCATATACTTTTTTAGACCCGATTTTTTCAAGCCATTTATTGATAGGCTTAATGTCTTTACTGTGATAAACACCTAGAAGAGATAATATCTCCCGTCTATGAAGTCCCTTCAAAATGATTTCTCCTTGTTTATAAACAAAAAAATAATAGCTATATTTCTATAGCTATTATTGTACCATATTTATATTAGATATTCACTAGCGTTTCCCAAGTACATTCTTCAGCGCTTTTATCTGTGCGGTAACGAACGAATCTAGGGTGACGAATTCGACCCGTATCATTAAATATCTCATTGCCCTTTACTTCAATGACACTACCCAATATATCGTCTTTATGTCTTGTCATAAAAGCGCGGTCTTCTTCTGTGATACCTTCACATTCGCCAACTTTTACAACAATCATATCATTCATAACTAGAATATCAAATTTCTTTTTACCCTTACTTTTCTTTTCTAACTCTTTCAATTCTTTGGCTTTATCTTCAGTAATTACTACCCCATACTCAATACCACCAATTTGTTTATTGAAATAGTTTTTAGTAACGGGTATAAACCCCATTTCTAAATAATGTGATGTATCATCTGAAGTTTTTGCGTAGTGCATTACTCCTGATGTTTCTTCAATAAAATATTCCCAATAGCCTTTAGGGAATTTCCCGCCATATTCTTTAGTAGGTTCAGTAAACCCAATCACAATTACATCGCGGTCAATTTCTTTTTTAACTTTCTGATAGGCACGGGTGCGTTTATGCTCATAGATACTATTAGGGTCTTTCAACATAATACCTTCCCCGTTCAAAATTTTTGTGATGTAAATAAAATAAGCCTTGAAGGATAAATGCACTAAGACATTAAACCCTTTAAGATTACTAAATACGCAAAACTTTAATTCATGATATAACGTATTATCACTCAACCACCTAGCTTTATCTAGTACAGATTGATAACCTTGTTTGGTAAAGTACATTGTTACTTCTTCTTGATACCATGGGTTTACTACAACATAGTTATTACTGAGTTCTCTGACTGCTTCTTCTAAGTAACCTTTTCTTTCAATTAAAGGCATGGTGCGTAAATCTTTACCTTTATAAAAGAGAATATCAAAAGCATTGAATACAGGCTTACCAATCTCTTCTTGCTTACTGATACTTTCTTCAGGTAATGACAATACTACCGCGGAAGTTTCACTAAAAGGAACATTAGGGACTAATAACTCCCCGTCTAAAATTGTATTAGCTAATTCAGCCTTACCATAATCTCTGAAGTGTGGGAAGTTGTCAGTACGTTCACTATAAAAACCTGTCTTTAAAGATACGTTTCGTGAAAATAATCGGCAATGTGGATAGTTTACTTCTTTAGTGCTATCAAATATTCTAAGCTGAATTCTAACCCCGTCAAGTTTTCTTTCACAAATGACTGTATCATCTGTTAGTAAACTATCTAACTTATTCTCCATAACCTCTTTAGCAGTCATAGGCTCATAGCCAATTATCCCCGCTTTTTCATAATCTTCAGCGGTGTAGTGTTCAAACATGATTAACCTCTCTTGTTAGTTAAGTAATATAAAGTGGCTTGATATACTTTACCTAGTTCAGGGTCATTTTTATTTTCTTCATAAAAACGAATTAGTTTTTCAATAGTTAGATTTCCTGTAGGGGCGACTTTTTCTTTCGCCCCTACAATCTCTACATCATCATTCCACCCGTCAGTTTGTTTCTTCCCGCCTGTATAGGTAATGTCTTCAACTGTAAAACTTTCGTGCATAGTATACCTCATTTATCAAATTTTAAAGAAATATCTTGAAGGTCATTATAGAGTTCTTTGTTTTCAACCCATTCATAATCTTCAGGAGTATCTAAAGCCTTAAACAATGTTTCATTGATAGTCACTACAGAATAATACCCCGCTTCTTTATCTTTCATATTAACGTATGTACCAAAATCAATTAAAGCGGAATTTACCCCAACTGTTTCGCCGTCTACCCCTAAAAAGATATTCTTAACAAAGTTGCTAATGCAGACCATATGATAGTCACTATTAGGTGCGTTATTAATTAGTAGTCTATCAGGGATAACTTCAGATACTTCAAATACATACTTCCCATTTTTATGAGTGAGTACTTTATCTCCCGCAATTACTGTAACGGGTACAATCATTCGACCCATAACTGTTTCTTCGTCTTTCAATTCAGAATAGCTAGGTTCAATCTGTACATCACCACTCATCACTAATTTATTACTTTCAATAAACGGGAATAAAACAGGCTTATCAACCTTTTCTAAATCATCTGCAAAGGTTTTAGTGAATACGATTGAAGGCACTTGATACGCTTCTACTTTATTTACTCTGTAATATTCAGACCAAAATTCGCCATTGTTTGTCATTGTCTTTCTCTCCTTTGTTAAAGAAAGCGGGAGTTTTCTCCCGCTTTTATTTTCTACTCTGCTTCGTACTCTGTACCACATACGTTGCAACGATAGCCACCTTCGATTTCTTCTAGTGGAGCGCCACAACAATAAGGAACTTCATTGATGTTGTAAGGGTCACCACCTTCATCGTGGAATTCGCCTTCATCATCAATCAATAAAACCAATTTTTCTGTGTACATTTCTACTACGGCTTCATCTTCTACTTTTTTAGTAACGGCAATACCTACTTGTTTCAAGTATGCTACCATTTCTTTGCGGGTAATTTTGCCTTCTTCAAATTCTTCTTGTACTTGCTCTTCCATAGCTTCAATAGCTTTAGCACGTTCTTCAGTCATACCTAAATCTTCAGAAGTTTCTTCATCTGCTTCTTCTTCAGGCTCTACATCTTCAGAAGGTTCTTCGTCTTCTTCAAATTCAAACAACCCGTCTTTTACTGCTTGATAAATCTTCTCTACTAATGCTTCGCGCTTGCCTTTAGAGGATAAACCTAACTCTTCTAATGTTTCGCGCAATTCATCATCGGAAGCTTCATTTACATATTGCATAACCTTAGCATATGTTTCATCTTCTACTTCATCATCTTCCGCTTCTTCAGAATCTTCATCTTCTTCAGAATCTTCATTTTCTTCAATTTCAGGTTCTCCAGATTCTTCTTCAACTTCAGGCTCTTCAACCTCTTCATCTTCAGAATCTTCTTGATTGTCTAAAAATTCGCGAATTCGGTCTTCTACTTCAGCGCGTTTGCCTTTAGAATTCAAACCTAACTCTTCAGCGTATTCACGCAATTCTTTTAATTTCATAGAACCTAAATCTACTTCTTCTGTTTCAGGTTCTTCAACTGTAACCTCTTCTTCAGGTTCTACAGAAGGCGCTTCATTGTGAGGTTCTTCTTCGTGAATATCATTTGTAGTCCAATTTTTTGGCTCTACTTCAGATAAAGCTTCTACAACCGCTTCTTTTACGATTTGTTTTAATAACGTTTCAAAATTCATTGTCTTATGCTCCTTTGTTTTCTAGCACTAAATACTGTTTATACACATATTATACATAATACCTAATGTAAAGGCAAATCAAATTTTAACTTCCGTTTTTCTTGTTTTTCTGTATTAATCGCTTCTAGTATATCTAGTTTGTCTTTTAAATTAGCCATTAAGAATTCCATATCGTCAACTAATTCTTTCTCCGTTTTTGGTACTGCTTTATAGGCTTTATTCATTTCAATCATTAAAGATTTTACTAGATTGATACAACTTTTTACATTACCCAATGTTTCATTTTCAAATATCACTTTAAAATCTTCATCAGGTAACCGCAATAATTCATCTAAACTCTTATTCATATTTCTTTATCTTTCTGCATACATACACGATAGAAAATATCATACCTACAAACAATAAAGCAGATAGCATGATAAATGCTATTCCTAATATGATTGCTAATATATCTAATAACATCATTCGCCCCGCAATTTCTTTTGTAAATAACTACTATACCATGGAATAATTGCTAATACTGCTAAACTACCAATAAATAATACTAAGCTATTTTTATTGATTAAAAATAGTACTACGTTGATTAAACATATCACTAGTACAAGCATAACCAATATAGGTACCAGTATTTCTACAATTAAATTAGTGATTAATATAAATAATCGTTCAGCTATCTTGTACAGTAGTTTTAAGATATTGGTAATAACCTTTAGTATATTCTCCATGTTGTAACAACCCTTCTTTCTTTGCGTCTTCTAATGCTTCATGTAGCATATCATAAAATTGTTTATCGTGCATAACACCACGTTTTCGTTTATACCCTACCACATGGTTAAATTGATAGTAATGTATAAATTCATGGATAAACACGCTAAATAACCATTCATTCGTATACGTTTTCACTCGACCGCTTCGATATAAAATAATTTGATTCGGTTTATTTCTTCTATGTTTGTAAGCACCATACATAGTCACGCTTTTTGGTTTAATCAATACTTGTACATCACCCATGTTTACTTTAAACATTTCACCTAATAATGCTTTAAATACATTTATTAAAGCAAAATCATCAGCACCTTCAAAAGGGTTTACATTAACTGTTTTTACTTTCTTTCTTAAAATCATACTGCATATGTAAACGTGATAACACGATTACTTCCTTCCCGTGAAAATTCATACTCTACATTATACCCATTGTTGCGCATATCTTTTAAAGCAGGCTCTAAAATATCTCTTCGTACCAATGCAATATTTTTGCTATAGTACTCTAAGCTATACCCTAACTTTTCTAATAAATCAACTACATCAAGGGTAACAGGTTTTTCATAAAAATCTAAGCTATCTAATACAGATAATAATTTTCTACCTTTTAAAGTCTTAAACCCGCCGTGTATAAACGTGATACTATTTTTAGTAATATCAATTTTTGTAATGCTTTGGTTATAGACTACAGTATTACCATTAATGCTTTCGATAACGTGTAATACTTGATTACCTATTGTATAAAACAAAGACATTAATTTATCTGCTTTAAAGGTTTTAGGTAACTCATCTGCACTTAACCATTCTGATACTTCAGGACTAATAGGCAAACTAACTTTTTTATACATATACTACCTCTACATAATGCAATTTTGCATTTTAATGACTTCTTCTAAATACATAATATCTTCAGGTAACACATCACCTGCATACTTGAAAGTTAAACGTTCATATTGAATACCATTAATTGGGGTACTTTCATATACTACTTCCGCGTTTAATTTTTTGATAATCAATGTTTTACTTAAATTAGAAATAGCTACAGTATCTAACTTATGACCTTTGATAGGTTTTATTGCCATTTCTACTTTATTATAGAAAGGTGATACTAATTCGCTTTTTACCACTACGTTAAAACTTTCTCTGTTATAATCTAATTTTGTTGTCATGTCCGAATTCTCCTTTGCTAATGACATAAATTTTATATACTCATCATAACACACATTTACACACAATGCAAACCATTTACACACAACCTAAAATTTTCAAAAAATTGTAATATCACACACACACA